GAAGGTTGCTTGGAGAGCGGTTGACGGGCTACATGGGACTCAGCGTCTTGACTGGAGAGAACCCTCTAGCAACGCGCGAGAGGAAGCAGCAAACGAACTACAGCGTCGTAAGGTAATGAAAGAGGAGATGTACCGCGCGCGTCGGGTGTATGACGGACGCATTGCACTTATATCGTCTGAAGGCGGAGTGAGCATCCATAAGGCAAGTGGGTTGGTTTCTTCAGGCTCTAACACCACTCCCGGATGGAGCGGAACCTCTTACGATAGTATTCTCTGGCAGAACACACTTGATCATACAGTTACGCTGATTGCAAATCGTCTTTCTCATGTTGGGTTGGTCAAGCATGAACTAACCGCGAACGGCTTTAGGACTTGGGGCTTGGGGATGGCTACCGGTCCGAAGGTGCTTTATAAGATTGAATGGGTAGATTCTACTGCATCAGTGATAGGTTCAGCTAGCATTTACGAAGGCAGACCAGTCGGTACGGGTGTAAGCGGGTACAATCGGTGCTACGGACTAATAAACGCTCAAGCAACGATACCTGACTTAGCCTGCGGACTCAGGCTGCGGACGGACGCGTGGAACTTTAACTCTGCTGATACTTGTTCTCTTGTGTGGGATGCGGAGTTCGACTTAGTGCTACTAGAGGTTAGCGCGTAATGGGTGATAGGTTAACTGATCCTCCGGGTGCGGTGTTCATTCTCCAAGAAGGTGAGTGGAAGGAAGTTATTTATACCAATCAAGTAGCGATAGGAGGTAATATAACTCGCTACCGGTACAGCATTGATGGAGGAGAGGTGCCGTCGCAGGCATGGGAGTTCGGAAAGAACTTACTGTTCCTAACAATCAATGCAGCTGTACCTGATTACGGAGGGGAGGTAGATATTGGCCCACAGACTGATGTAACTAACTTTAGTCAGACGATAGAAGTAGTACCGTTAGACTCTGACCTTAACCAAATCTCTATTGAAGGCACTCCGCAGAAGATACTAGAGTTTCCAGTTACTTTGAATAACAATACCGTCTTTCATGTATGGGGGTTCTTCCAACAGTTCAACACGTATCAGAACGTCGTCCCTGTAAAGCACACCTACACGGGTCCACTGTTCGGAGTTGGAGTTGGGTATTACAATGTGATTACCCCAAGAGTCAGGCGCGTCTTCGGTCCTATTCCTAAGCAAGCTGCGAGTGGAGAACCCGACGAATCCACCGTTCCGGGCAGTTAACAAAATGACCGGAACACCCCCCTGAGAGGGGGAGTCCTTTTACCCTTTTAGAACCACCAGCTTTCACCTGTTAAAGGGGGTCCCTCACTGGGGGGTGCATTCCGGTCATTTTGCTTTGCGGCAGGGCTGGACAGGGCTGCACGGGCAGCACAGGGGATGCCGCAGGGACTAAATGCAGAGAGCTGGGGGGCTGTTTGCGGTACGGGGAGGATGTTGTCACCGGCGGACGAAAATCGTAGCCCCTGCGTCCGCGTGGGGGGCTGTTCCGGTCGTTCCCGATTTGTGGCCCCTTGCGACTGCTTGCATCTTTTGGACCATGGGAATCGCGACCTAAGCGCGAGTCGCTTGCACCTTTTGTAAATACGAGACCTGTAAGGACTTGCAGCCACGACGCCGATTTTGTCTCCCGTTTTGAGTACCCAGCGAAGTCCGTCAAAACGCTTGCAAGTCGTTACCACGACTAAGCTTAGCTCCCTCCTTGCAGGTCTTTGCGAGTACCCCCTTTAGTTCTTGCAGGTCGTTTGGGGGGAGGGGGGTGAGGGGGGGTTCCAAAATCGGAACCTTGCTCGGTGATGTAAGTCCTTGCATGTTGGAACAGTCCTGCACTTTGTGCAGCACAGGGACGAGTCGTGGGACTAAATCCTTGTGCCCACAAGGGTTGGGCAGATTCGTCGGGAAAAGCAAACCCACCCTCTATTGGTGTTTCCGGCGTGTGACCGGCAACGGGTCAAAAAGGACCCCCCTCCGCAGGGGGTGACGGCAGACGCCCCAATGGTGGAGGGAGTGATCATGAGACAGAACGCAAACAAAAGGAGCAGAACAATGAAGCACACGACACGGCAGATCCGCAAGGCGAACGCAGTCGCACGCAAGGTGCGAATCGGTCAGTACTACACCCCGAGCCGCGCGCTGAAGACGCTTGAGATCGGTTACGCAGCTGCGAAGGCAATCGGGTTCCCCGGAGATGCGAAGATCATCAAACGTGGATTGGACACAGTCAAGAAGGCGATGAACGGTTAATCAAGTCGGGGACTGGGCAGCACGGGCAATCGGTCCGCGCATGATCCCCGCAAGCAAGGAGGAGTGAACGATGGAGATGCACGCATTCAAGGACAGGGATTGGGACGGCTTCGCCGGAGCAACGTGCTGGGCAAACGGCGACCGACCGCTGATCGGGTCAGGGCAGATGCGCGGACTGGATGTGCTCGTCATCGCCGACCCGGAAGGCGTCAGCGTGTTCTACGAGATCGACGAGGAGTACTTCTGTCTGATGTCCCCGCACGGAATCGCCTTCTCCAGCAAGGAAGCCGCGATGCGGTTCTGTTGCATGCTCACACCGGACTGCTCCTTGGAGGAGCTGAAGGGCATGGGCTTTATGTCTTCTGCATGCTGAACCTGAACTCAGGGGGCTTGCGAAGTGCAAGCCCCTAACCTAAACCCTGAACAAGGAGTGAACACAATGTTTAGCAATGAAAAGGTAGTCCGGATGTTCGTGATCCCCGAGAACGGGCCGATGGAAGCTATCGGCGTGTTCCAGTACGATGAGGTTTGGGACGTTGGGGTTGCACTCCACGAAGACGGGAAGACGGTTGCTTTCGTAGATGAAGAAGGAACAGCCTTCCGACTGGACTGGACCCACGATGCCGAGGTCCGTGACAAGCAGGTCCTCGCGAAGGTCGTGAAGCTAGAACGCAAGATGGACACCGCAGGAACGCTCTACGCAGTCCGCGAGACAACCCCCGGACACTTCAGCAAGAACGCAATACATCGTGTGTCTTCTCTCCAGCATGCGACGCAGTGTTACCTCGCGTTGGAACGTGACGAACGCTGGCCCGAAGGCTGCGACGCACATATCTACCATGAGAACGGTACGGCTTTCCGCATGGGACAGAACGAGAACGATTGGTCCGTCCTCAGCACAAAGAAGGAGGTCCCCGTTGCTCCGCCTCAACCGTCGGATCCGTTGACCTTCGCGAAGGCACGAATGCTTCTTCCTGAAGGCTACACGATGACGCGTAAGGATGGCGAATACCGCGTAGGACGTAAGGGTTCGTCGGAAGCGGAGCGCTACTACACGGATAACCTCCAAGATGCGGTTGAAACCGCTCGCGCCATGTTTAAGTCCACCAAGACAAAGAAGAGGGGACGCGTTACGGTAGACATTGCGGAAGCGTTACGTGATGTCCTTATGCAGCTGGAACAACGCGTGTCCATCAAGGAAGCTAAGGATATGCACTCCATCCAGCAAGCGCGAAAAGCTCTGCAGAGACTGGATGAAGTCGCGCAGAGCAAGATCGACCTCGTGACCACCGAGGATGAAGGTAGAGAGGTTGCTCTCGTTGACAATGAGAGCGGCGAAGTTTACATCCGGCTGAGTTACTAAGGAGCTAACCATGAAGAAGCAAGTCAAGATCGGTCCTTCGTTCTTCCAGAATGCAAAGCTCGACTACAGTAACTGGAAGTGGGCGCTCGCGCGAGAGTTCATGCAGAACTCCATCGACTGCGGAAGCAAGAACATCGGCGTGAACGTTACGTACCATGAAGATAAGGGAGCTACTCAGCTTATCGTCGGTAACGATGGTTCACCGATGACGCGCGAGATCCTCGAAGACAAGCTGCTCAGTCTCGGTGAGAGCGGCAAGAGGTTCCATGGTAGCGTAGGTGGTTTTGGGAAGGCGAAGGAGCTACTGTACTTCTGCTGGGAACGCTACAGCATTGAGAGCGGCGAGTGGGAGGTCAAAGGTTCCGGCGCAGAGTATGAGATTAACGCTCGGCGAGCAAAGGAGCCCCTGCATGGTACGCTGAGCGACGTATGGATTAAGGGTAACGTAGAAGACGACCTACTCCGCGCGTTCGCGCGGTTTATTGTGATGAGTAATGTGAAGTGTGCTTTCGTCCTCAACAATACGCTAGTCGAGGAGCGACTCCACAAGGGTTACTTCCGGCGCGACCTACTGTTTGCTAAAGCCTATACCAATCGGCAGCTCAGCAACGCACTCGTCGTCCGCATTGACGGGACGCCGATGTTCACCGCGTACACGCGTCATCCGGGTTGTGTTGTGCTGGAGCTCACCGGTGACAGCGCAGCAACGCTAACAGCCAACAGAGATTCTCTCCAGCACGAACCCCGAGTGCAGCTGGAAGAGTTCATGGCCGACCTGTTGGTGAACAAGCGCAAGGCACTTAAGCAGCACAGAACGCAGTACCTCCACTATCCCGGAGAACGCTGCAAGGCAAAGGGCATGGAGAAACAGGCCAAGCGCATTGCACAGCAAGGAGCAACGCTTACGCAGGGGAAGGTCGTGGAGCAGCCAACAGAAGCAGCGGTAGACTTAGAGGTACATCCAACGATCGACTTACAAGTGAACCTCGCAGCAAGTTACTCCTCACAAGACGAGCAGGAGCGCGCGCAAGCTGCCCAGCTGGAGGATGCTGCTTACCAGATTGCCACAGACCTTATCATCAAGAACGAAACCAGCCTAACGGTCAAGCCTGACTACCGACCGGATAGCCCGAAGTTCTGCCGGTACGCTTATCGGTTACTAATGATCTGGACTAAGGTACTACTGAAGATACATGCGATCTACGGAATCGAGGATACGTTCTCCGTAGGGTTCATTTTCAATGATGGTGGCGTCATTGCGCAGCACGAATGGAGCCAGCAGTATGGAAGGGTGTACTTCATCAACCCTGTGTGCATGGACGGCTCCAAGTGGACCAAGCGGTTCAACTACAGCAAGAACAAGGCGAGGGGTGACTTGAATCAGATCGTTGTCTCAGCCTTACATGAGGTAGTCCACGGACTCGGGTACAGCGATCATGACGAAGACTACTCCAACAAACTCACAGACATGGCAGGCGAACTCCTCGGGCATACTAAAGCCCTGATCGACTGCTTCCGCATCAACCCTAAGCATGATAACTAAGGAGAGAGCAATGCCACGAGTAAGCAAGAAGCCCAAGGTTAAGAAGACCGGAGCGCGTGGACTCAGTCGCGTGCAGATCAAGACGCTCCGCGAAACCGGAGCGACCGCAGCAAAGGTACCAAGCTGCCCAACCTGCGGTAGCCCGATGCGTCAGCGCAGTAATCGCAAGACGGGTCGTAGCTTTTGGGGATGCAGTCGGTACCCACGTTGCAAAGGCTACCGACCCTACAGTGGAGGAGGAGGAGGAGGAGGTGGGGGTTCCGGTTCCAAGATCAAGCACCCGAGCAAGTACCAGCAGGCGATCTTCGATTGGGTGCAGTACGGCAAGGGGAATGCAACCGTGGAAGCCGTCCCCGGAAGTGGCAAGACGACGACTGCCGTGCACGTTGCCACGTTGATCCCTAACCCGATGGAGGCGTTATTCGTGGCGTTTAACAAGCACATCGCTGACGAGCTACGCGGCAAGCTGCCGATTGGGTTCAGCTGCGGCACGTTCCACAGCGTTTGCTTGCGCGCGATCAAAAAGCAGGTCCCCGGAGTGCAGATCGACCAAGGGAAGATGCGCACGATTATTAAAGGGTTCATGGACGCAGACGGCGAACTACCCCTAAAGATACGACCCGAGGTTAGCAAGACGCTCATGCGCTTGGGCAGTCTGTGCAAAGCAACGTTAACGGAACCAAACGACAAGTCTGCCATGGAAAATCTTCTCGGTCAGTACGGCATTGTATTCACGAGCGAAGAACATGAAGAAGCCGTATTCCGGTATCTCCCCGAGGTGCTGGAGTACGCGAAGAACATGAAAGAGGTTATCGACTTTGATGACATGATCTGGCACATCTATGTCCACGACTACCCGACAGAACAGTATAAGTGGGTGGTAGTGGACGAAGCACAGGACCTGAATCGGTTGCAGATGGAGGTCGTACAGCGGTTCCTCTGTAAGGGCAACAGCAAAGAGAACCTAGTGGCTGCCTCCAGCGCGGGACGCGCGTTGGTCGTGGGTGATCGGTACCAGAGCATCTACGGGTTCCGTGGAGCGCATACACAGGCGATCCCCCTGCTCATCGCATGCTTGAAGAGCGAACGGTTGCCGCTGAACATCTGCTACCGATGCCCACGGAAGCACGTGGAGCTAGCGCAACGACTGGTCCCCGAGATTGAACCGTGGGAACAGGCGAAGCCCGGAGTGGTCGAACACTACACCGAAGCCGAAGCAAAGAAGCAACTCAAGGACGGCGACATGGTGCTCTGCCGCACGAACGCGCCTCTCGTCTCGCTTTGCTTGGACCTGATTCGTTCTGGTCGGAAAGCGACCATAAAGGGCAGGGACATCGGCGCAAGCTTGGTGAGCTTGATCGAGATGTTCCGTGTGAGCACGTTGCCCGAATTGCTAGATGCGCTCGACGCCTACCGAACACGTGAGGTAAGCAAGCTCATCAACAAAGGGCAGGACAGCGCAGCGCAGCTGGTGGACGACAGGTGTGGCGTAATCCAGACTATCGCCAGCCGACCGGAGATGGAAACGATAGGGAGCGTTGTAGATTACATTCAGAACCTGTTTGCTGATGATGAGAAGGAGGGCATCATCTGTAGTTCAGTGCATAGAGCTAAGGGGTTGGAAGCGGAGACAGTGTTCATTCTGCACCCTCATCTCATGCCTTCTAGTTTCGCCAAGACAGAGGAGGACATTCAGCAAGAGAAGAACGTCGAATACGTTGCGCTGACACGCAGCAAGAACTTTTTAGGTTTCATTCAGAAAGCGGGGTGTTAAGTGGACAAGGCACATTGCCAAGGGTGTGGTGCGGAGTACGATGCGGAAGCACCACTAAGAGGTGGGATTATACGGAGGTTCAACTGGTGTAACGTCTGCTACGAGAGGGGGTTCATGGTGAGCGGATTGTACGTGCAGCTAAGATCAGATAAGGAGGTGGCACTGCCACACCCACTGAAGTCGCTTGACGTGACGGGTTATCCCTTACCTAAAATCCGCAGAGCCATGAAATGTGCTATGGAGCATTACGGGGGAGTGGGAGTAGATTTCCATACATGTTCCGAGCACTTAACGGTATTAGTAGCCAATGGAGTTGGCTACGGAGAAGCGCTCGCTTTCATTAATGGTTTCCTGATAAGCCACTAGGAGGAACGATGAGACGACCAAACGAAAAGGTAATGCTCATGCTGTTGGACGCGGTAGGCTTCAAGCTCAAGCACTACTTGAGCTGGGGGCCATGGGACAAGGAAGACCGAGATGAGGTCCGGACCGTCATCCGGACGTTCGAGTATCTCGAGAAGCTGGACCTGCACGGCATTGACACGTCGCACTTGGCGGCGGACATTGACTCGGCCAAGGTAGAACTGGAAAACTGGCGTACATCTGCACAGATGGAAGGGTAACGAACCACACGCCCGAGCCTTCTCCAGTGTGGATGCAGGCTCGGGGGTGTGGTCCGCAGACGGCGGACCGAGCTGCCCAAGAGGGCAAAGGAGTTGGACATGTCGAAGGATAAGAAGAACGGAAAGACGTCTGGGCAACAGAAGGCTTCGGCGCAAGGCCAAGCCCAAACTGAGGAAGGGGGAACGAAGAAGAAAGCAGTACCTACTAACCTGACTGCCGTCCCGGAGATCAAGCACCCCACCCGCCGACTCAAGCGGCAGAGCTTCATCGTTGGGTACAAAGGCGACCTCCTGTTCTGCGACTACAATGAGAAGTACTGGGCGACCCGTAAAGAGTACCTCATCGCTCAAGGAGATGGAACTGCTAAGCTCAACAAGCAGATCGAGGAAATGGAAGCCAAGCTCAAGGCTCTCAAGGAGAAGAAGGCAGAGACAGAGAAGGCCGACACTAAGTAAAGGAGCCTGAGATAGCATGAAGCGACTTAGGCAAAGAGTGGAGGGCGTTCGCGCGGGGGCTATCCGTACCCTGCGCGAACGCTTGGATGCGGAGAGGGCGTTTATTCAGAACGCTCGTTCAGGCGTCATCTTCGAACGTACCGTTGCTCGGGTGGAAGCTGCGAGGAAGGAGTTAGAGGAAGCACAAGCCGAGCTAGATAACCTCCCTGTTCGTATTACAGAGGCTGAGAGCCTCTGCCGTTCGCTGAGTGAGAAGATTGAGGCTCTCAAAGCACAGGAGGAAGAAGAACACATCAAGGCTAGCATAGATAAGGAGATCGATGCTGCACGCCGCAAGCTCAACCGCTTGAAAGACAAACGTCGGGAAGCGCAGAAGTTCACGCGTAAGATTCTAACGGACTTGCGCGAAACGAAAAATTCTGCGGACAGCCAACCCCAAGTAAAGGAAGGCAGTTGAGTGGTTACTTTTGCGTTTCTGTCAAAAAGAACTTGCACGCGGGAAAGTGCAAGCGACAATGGTTGCCCCTGCAAAGGAGTGAGCAGCATGCCGGAAGGCGCACTTGCAATTCTCGATCGTCCAGCTATCAGTCCCAGAGAGAAGGCTCTCTGGTTCCTGAATACGTGTGCACGGATGGATGAGGATACGCGGGGGAGGTTCGTCCGTTCGGTCGTTCAGGTTGTGTTCTCAGGATGCAAGTTGAGTGGGCGCATGGACCAGATTGAACGTGCGACTGCTTACGAACTCCAATTGAGGGGGTCCAGAGAAGCTGAGGGGCTACTCTACAGCTTCTCTCCCCCCTTCTTGGAGCGAAGGGCACGAGCGTTGGAGGAAGTGACCATGCCTGTACGCAAGGTCAAGAGAGGGGCACGATGCACTCATGACAAGTGCAAGAAGAAGGTCGGCCCAAACGCCGTCGACTACGGCTACGGCATCTTCTGTAATGACAAGTGCGTTCACGCCCACTTAACCTCGCCCAATCCAGCTACGGCAGAGTGCCGTGAAGCGGATCGTCGGGCACAGCCAGATCAGGAGGTCATCATTACCATGGCCAGCAAGAAGAAGGAGCCGAAAAGTAACAAGGCGAAGACCCTGAAGGCAGCGAAGACTACCTTTACGGTACTTCCCGGAAGCAAGAACCCCATCGACCCCGACAGTAAGGTGCGGTTCAAGCTCGGGACCCGTCGCTATGAGGTGATGGCGAAAATCGTCGGCCTCGTCAAGAAGGGGAAGAGCGTTAAGGAACTCAAGGCGTGGATGAAGGACAACGTCCCAGGAAAGAACTACTGGCGCAGGACGCTCGGTATGCATCCCGAGATGTTCACCTTGACGCCGGATGGGGGCATCCAGTACAAGGGACCGGAGCTGAAGGTTGTGGCGATGGGGGACGGCCCCAAAAAGGAGAAAAAGAGTCGCAAAAAGGTGAAAGCCCAGAAGGGGGCAAGCAAGCCGAAACAGGCTCCCAAAAAGGGTAAAACGCCCAAGCAGGCGACCCGCAAGGCAAAGACGCCCCCAGCTCCTACTGGTGCCAAGGGGCAGACCCCCCAAGCGAAGGCTGCACCTCGCCGTGTCGTCCGTAAGGTGAGCAAGGCTAGCTAACCCTTCCCTGCATCCCCGGACCGAACAGTCTGCCCAGCCTGTTCGGACCGCAAAGCCCCCCGAGCGACTCACTCCCGCTCGGGGGGTTTCTTTTTAAGTGGAAGCCGACTGCAAGTGCAGCGGCAGCGAGCTCGCTCTGGGGGCATGCAAGGGTAGATTACGCACTTTCCCGCACCCTTCCTCAGAGCAGCTCGTTATTAGGAGTGAGACATGGCACGCCAACTCTGGCCTCATCAGCAACAGATGCTCCGTTACGCTTACGAAACGCAGCATCCGGTTCTGTTCGTGGATCCACGGATGGGGAAGAGTACCGTGTTCATCCGCAGGGCCAAAGCCTACAAACCACGAGCCGAAGAGTTGCGCGTCCTCATCATTGCACCGACGAGCGCGCATGGCAGCTGGATCGAAGAGCTTGAACTAGAAGGTGAGCCAAGCTGGCAGACGCTCGACGGCACACGAACAGAACGTCTTCTCCAGCTGGGAGCCGCGCGGAAATGGAACATTGCACACCCTGACATCCACTTACACATCCCTGAGATAGCACGTCAAGATCATGTAGACTGGGACTGTGTGTGTATCGACGAGAGCACCTGCATTAAGAACTTCCGCACCCGACGAGCACGGTTCTGGTTGAACAGACTAGACCACGTACGGCATCGGTGGGTAATGACCGGTACGCCAAACCCCGAACACCTTTTAGAGTTCTGGCCGCAGCTTGCCTTCTGCGATGGGTTTGCTTTTGGGTTCACCGATTGGTGGGTTTGTAGGAAGAAGCTCTTTACGGTTGTGGATAACAAGTGGTGCCCGTTACCCGGAACGCGTAAGCGCGTGGAGAAGTACGTTGCGGGTCGGGCATGTGTGATGCGCCGGAAGGACTGGAACCTCGAGCCGACCAAGCATTACGTTACGCGGAGCTTTGAGCTCCCTGCGGATCTGAAGAAGGCTTACCGCAAGATGGAGCATGATTTTGAACTCCAGCTCAACGGTAGTGTGCTAGATACGACCGTTTGGGCAGGAACGCGCTATACGTGGATGCGCCGACTAGCAGGAGGATGGTTCGACAAAGAACTCGTCTGCGAGGATAAGGTCAACGACCTCGTTCACCTGCTCGACGGTGAATACCACGGAGATGCTGTCGTGGTGTGGGCGGGTTTCTTGCTGGAGATAGATCACATCACCCGCAGACTTGCACAAGCAGGTCGACGCGTGCAGAGGCTCACAGGCAAGGTGGAGAAGGTTCTACGGATGAAAGCCGTGGACCAGTTCAATAAAGGTAAGCTGGACACGCTGGTCATTCAGCACGCAGTAGGCGAGATGGGTATGCGACTGAGCAGGGCGGATGTGAGCATCTACTACAGCAACCCACTCGGAAACCTGATGCGCACCCAAACGGAAGACCGGAACGTGCATCTCAGCAAGCTGGAACGTGAGCTAACGGTCATCGAGATGATTACCAAAGGCACAATAGATGAAGACATTAGCAAAGGGCTGAGGATGAAGTCCTTAGGCAGCACAGGAACCATGGACGCCATCCTCCGGCAACAGTTCAACGCAAGGCGGAGACGTTAAATTGATGAAGAAGAGTGGCTTTGGTGTAATGGTAGCACGCCCCCTGTCAAGAAGGGTGCACCTTTCCTGTAAGGGGAAGCCACCACGGCGAGGTTCGGGTTCGATTCCCGAAGGCCACTCCAGTACCCGCATAGCTCAGGGAGAGCGCCTCGGTTGCAAAGAGTCTTGGGACGCCAAGTACGCTAATCCGAGGAGGCCAAAGGTTAGTCCGCCAGTCGATGTTCAGTGCGTCGTACGCACCCACTGTCCACGGACGGGGCAAGGAGGTTCGACTCCTCCGACGGGTTCCAGTTTTGCAGTCTTAGTCGTGCTCCTCTTCCTGTCGGGCTGCTTAGTTCCAATTCCACGCAAGCCAGTTGACATAGGCTTACGCGAACAGCACGACGCCATCTTCCGCGCGTTAGAACGCGGGACGACTGTAGAAGAAGAGATGAATTGGTGCTACATCGGTGAACCAAGTGGAGAGGGGACGCGGCTATGAATAAGGATTGGATGGTAGGTCTCCACACCAACGTCGTCTTCGTTGATCCCGGACTGGGCGGGACGGGCCTTGCCTTCTTTCGTAAGCTCGACGGACCGCCCGATGCCGTGCGTCAGCGTGCAGGTGGGCGCGGAGACTGGCGAGAACGGCAGTTCCGGCTAGCACTGTGGTTCGCTGAGTCTTTGTCGATATGGCAGCCGAATGAAGTTGTGATAGAGTACCCCGAACAGTTCCAGAGCGCCAAGAGCCATGCATGCGTGGAGCGTGGGGACCTTGGGAAGCTTTACGCGTTATGCGGGATGTACATGTTAGTCAGTTATGAGCAGACTACGGGTGTACTCCCGCGACTCGTCAGCCCTAACGAGTGGAAGGGGCAGCTCCCTAAACGCGTGGTGGATCAACGCATTCGACGCACATGGGGACAGACGTACCCGGATCATGTTTCAGATGCAGTGGGCATGGGGCTTGCTGCACAGGGTCTGTTGTAAGGGGTGGGTGTAGACTGGGTTCGATTCCCGGAGGCCGCATGGGTAGCGCCCTAATAAATCCAGCAAGCTACTGGATAGGCTTTAGTGTAATGGTAGCACGCACCCCAATTTTCTCCTAGGAGTAGCATGCACATCCTCAAGGGTTTCCGGTGTAAGGGCTGCGACCTTAAGAGCACGCGGACCAAGCGTGTACCCGGACGCGGCCAATGGCCTGCCGAAGTCCTCTTCATTGGCGAAGCTCCGGGGAAGACCGAAGACATCCTCGGCGAAGCCTTCGTCGGTCCTAACGGCAAGCTTCTCCAGCGTGGAATACAGGACGCAGAACGCATGAGCGGCGCAAGCGCACCAAGCTACTACATAACGAACGTAGTAGCGTGCCGTCCTTGCGATGCTCATGCAGGCCCAAACCGCGAACCAACAGCTGAGGAAGCATTAGCCTGTTGGCCGAGACTCAAGTTCACGTATGATAGGGTGCAGCCTGACTTCGTAGTCTTCTTAGGTAAGGTTGCCGAGAAGCATTGCAAACGAGCTTGGCCTAATGCAGTGAGCTTGGTACATCCGGCGTTTGTGCTGCGGTGCGGAGGAACAACGAGTAGCGCGTACAGAACGTTCGTTCGTGGGTTGGCTACGGTGTTCAAGATTGCGGCAAGGAAGAGATCACATGGATAGCGTTAACGAAATACTATCGGACTACAACAACCGAGTCGAGGCGCTAGAAAAGCGTTCCTCACACCTCAAAGCTCTAATCTGCCATATGCAGATTTGCGATAAGGGTCCATTCTACTGTCCTCGGTGTCATGAGCTTTGGAAGGCGGCAGGCATGCTAGAACAGCTCTACGAGGAGCAAGCGAGTCATAACCCTCCGGGAGATCTTAACGATGAGTAAGAAGCGTATTGTCCGGCTCAAGCTGCGGAAGGTCAAACGGGTAGAACAGCCACCCGAACCAACCAATGAGATGAGCTACGACATGCAACGCGGAGTGAGCTATAGTCGGTTACAAAGCTTCCTCGCCTGCCGACAGAAGTGTAAGTACGAGTGCCAAGGCTGGAAGAGGATTGAGAGTAAGGAGAGCCTGACCTTCGGCGGACTGTTCCACTTTGTCCTTGAGCAGCTCTACGAGCACGTTAAAGGCGAACGACCCAGCCAACGCCTTCACCAACAGATGGTCAAGAACCTACCAGATCTGCTAGAGGGTTGGCTCGAAGACGCCCGAGCCGATGCGTTCAAGCGTGGTGGTGACGGCAAGATGATCGAACGTTGCGAAGCGTTGGTCGCGGGGTTCATGCCTGCTTACGTGCGGTTCCACAGCACAGACTTCACCCGACGCAAGTGGATAGGCGCGGAGAAAGAGTTCCGCGTGAACTTCAAGGGGTTCTGGCTGTTCGGGTATCGGGATGGCATGTTTGAGGAGGATGGTAAGCTCGACGTGCTGGAGACTAAAACTAAAGCAGCCATCAGCGTTGACCTTAACGACGCAGTCGGCTTTGATGCACAGAACCTGATGTACGCACTCGCTACTGAGATCGAATTGCACCCAAGGCGCGTACATCAGGTTCTCTATAATGTTATCCGCAAACCACAATGGAGAATGGACAAGCTCACCGATGCGCAGATCGAACAACGCGCGCTCAAGGAAAGCAGCAAGGATCCTAAAGGATTCTTCGTGCGTTACCCCGTCGTCATTCGTCGTAAGAACCTCATCCGGTTCAAACACGAGCTTGAACAGAAGCTCATCGACTTCCAAGCATGGTTAAACGGCGAGCTCCCAACGTACCGCAACGAAGGAGCCTGCATAACGAAGTGGAGCTGCCCGTTCATACGCGTGTGTGCGACGGGATCGTTCCTCGGCTACGACAGGAGGAAGTAGGCAATGGCGCGTAAGATCAAACGGACCATCAAGTCCAAGGCAGCGACCGGTGAGGAGTTTACTCTGCCAGAAGCTCCCAAGCCTGTAGACACCAACCTTCAGCACTACACAACGCTCGTCTATGGTAGAGAGAAATGGGGCAAGACTACGTTCTTCTCCAGCTACCCCGAGACGATTTTCCTGATGACGGAACCCGGAGCACAGGGGCTGAGCATTTTTGAGTTCAACCATGAGCAAGGAGGCATACGGAACTGGAATGACTTCCGTGCCGCTGTGGACCTACTGGAACAGAGCAAGCGGTTCAAGAACGTGGTCATCGACACAGCGGCTCGAGCCTATGACATGTGCATGGATTGGGTCTGCGAGGAGTTGAACATCAGCTATCCCGGAACGGATGAGTACGGCGTACAGGACCGAGGCAAGAGCTGGAAGTTCATCAAGCGGGAGTTCATGGATCAGATTCATCGGCTCAAGCGGACGGGTAGAGGAGTGTGCTTCACGGGACACAGCAAGAGCGAACATCACAAGAGCCGAACCGGCGAAGAGTACGATCGGGTGTACCCGGACATGTCGGGGCAGTGTCGCTCGGTTGTGCAGGCATTGGTGGACATGTTCTTCTACGGGGAATACTTCAAGGACGAACAGAACCGGACCGTCCGTTGTATAGTGACAGAAGGTGACGAGATGATCTGGGCAGGACATCGTCCAATCGCAGGATTTGGCAAGCTCCCGCAGTTCATCCAGATCAAGGAAGGCGTTGGGTACGAGACGTTGCTCGGCGCTTTCAAGGGTACGGTGAAGGGTTACAACGCTCTCCAGCTGGGCAAGGCGCGTGAGTCAGACCCAGCTACGCAAGAGTTCCTAATCGGACAACGCAAAGAACGAGGAAAGGAGGGAGTGAAAAGCGGAAAGAAGGTAGTGAGACGCGTCGTTAAACAGTAGGAAGAACCCACACAGAACAAGGAGACATGAAGATGGCAGGTAGCCCGTACAAGAATCGCCTCTCGGCCATGAACAAGGAATGGAAGAACCGCGAAGAGGTGATGAGCAAGGTGCCCGATGGTGAGCACATCTTCCAGCTACAAGAAGCCGAGCTGGGCGAAGCGCAGACGAGTGGTAAGCTGCGTATCAAACGCGTACATACAGTGGCTGATGGTGAATTGAAGGGTGAGACCATCACTGACTTCATGAGCCTCGAAACGGAGAAGGGACCTTACTTCGTCGGCCAATGGATCGAGCAGATGGGGTACGACATCCCCGCGCGTGCCGAAGATCTGCCGGATGTTGTTGCGCAGATCAGCCAAGAGCATCCGACCTACATCGGCCAAGTCAAGACCAGTGGCGACTTCAAGAACGTTCGCGTTCAGGAGCTGGTCGACTTGCAGGATGATGGAGAGGAGGAAGGCGAAGCGGAAGCTGAACCCGAAGCCGAAGCCGAAGCCGAAGCCGAGGGTGAGGACGGCGACGACAATGCACTGCTCGCCGAAGGCGACACCGTCGCTTTCAAAGATGACGAAGAGAACGAGCACATCGGCACGTTTACTAAGGTCGACCCGGAAGACGAAGAGATGGCCAAGGTTGACGTGGACGGTGAGGAATGGACCGTCCCAATCGAAGGATGCGAACCGGTTGAAGTACAGGAAGAAGAGCCGGACCCTGTGCCTCCGCCGAAGAAGGCCGTCAAGAAGCCTGCCGCAAAGAAGGCGGCGAAGCCTGCCGCGAAGAAACCTGCGGCAAGCAAAAAGAAGACCGTCAAACGCGGCAAGCGCTAGGCCACTAGCGAGCGGATAGAAAGAGGATAGAGGAAAGGAGAGCGCTGGTGCGGATGGACCCTTACAACTGGAGCGGCAACAACCGACCAGCGCTCTCCTACGACGTAGAGACAACCGGACTGAACTATCATGGTGGAGATAGTGTGTTCTCTTACGCTACATGCACAGCAAAGCAGGAGGTGGATGTGCGCCGCTTGGACCGCAAGTGTACCCAAGCAGCGAACACCCATCACTTGAAGAACCTGTGGACCGGAGATGGACGGCTCACCCCAAAGGTCATGCATAACGCTAAGTTCGACATTGCGTTCACGGAGAGTTGCCTCCAGCTGGAGAGCTTGGAAGGTAACGTGATACATGATACTTACATCATGGCGAAGCTCCTCATCACTGATCATTACTCACACGCTCTCGATGATTTAGCGTGGGACCTTGCAGGGTATAGCCGGAAGGCGGACAAGGCGATTAAGCCTTACATTGTAGGTGGCAAGGGATTCGAGCGCGTGCCTGAACATTTAATGGACGCGTATCAAGCTGCGGACGTGGACCGGACGATGCTTTTATTCCTGTTCTTCTGGCCAAAGATTCAGTCGGATCCGCTGTTACTGGACATCTACACATTCGAGCTCAAACTCATTTGGGCAACCATTCGCATCGAGCGACGCGGTGTAATGCTCAACCGGAACAACTGCCGAAAGCTCATCCAAGAGCTCCGCGCAAAGGAGCAGGACACGCTCGAGAAGATTCGTTATCGAACCTATCCGAGTTTTAAGCCAGGGAATGCAGATCAGGTGGCCCATGTAATATACGATGAGCTTAAGTACCCCTTGATCAAGAAGACGCGGACTGGTAAGCGAGCTGTTGACAAGCATACGCTCGCAGCGCTGAAGGAACTCCGAGACAACCCTCTGTTAGGATTGATCCAAGCGTACCGTAGTTGGGTGAGGGGGCAGTCTATCATCGCTAGCTACCTTGACCTTGCGGACGCGTTCGGGGTCATTCACCCGGACATCAAGACTTGCGGAGCGCAGACGGGTCGTGAGAGCTGTAGCCGACCCAACCTACAGAACGTAGAGCAGGAAGGCGTGCTACTCAACCCTTACCCCATCCCAGCGAGACGGTGTTTCCGTCCACGTCGGAAGCGGGTGAACTTTCACGTAGATTACAAAGGTATTGAGGCACGCATCCTCATTCAGTACTCACAGGAACCGGAGCTAATGGATCGACTCATCCGTGCAGTACCGGATGACGATGTGCATGCTCTAGCGGCCGAAGCGTTCTTCGGTAAACGTTACACACATGAGAAGGATCCGAAGAAGCGCAAGACGCTCCGCAAGGCCAGCAAGAACGCGAACTTTGCTATCCCTTACGGAGCAGGATGGAAGAAGGTAATGGCAACGTTAGGGCTGGACGCTGTGGAAGGGAAACGCGCGTTCGATCGTTATGCTGCTCGTTGGCCTGCGCATAGCAGTTTGAGCCGTAACGTTGCGGAGGAGATCCACGAAACCGGCTACGCCACGACGCTCTTCGGTCGGCCAATCTACGTACCGAAAAACCATGCCTTCAAAGGTATGAACTACAAGACGCAAGGCACAGCGGCGGAGATCTGCAAGAGGGGCCAAGCCCAACTGCACCCTTGGTTGATGCATGAGTACCCCGATGTATTCATGATCCTGCCGATCCATGATGAAATCGTATTTGAGGTGCCGCATCGGTTGTTAGAGGAAGAAGCGTTACACCGGTTGATGATGGGAATCAGAGAGCAGATGTGCTACTGTCCGCAGATGGAAGTCCCGCTGGAGGTAGAAGTCGAGTACGCGATAGTCACCTGGGCCGAGACTAAGGAGTACAAGCTAAATGTCAAAGCAGAGGTTTAACCGACCTGCACTAGCGGATCGTATCTGCGCTATTGCAGGCATTAGCAGACGGAAGGCGAGCCAATACTTCACTCGCTTGGAGCTGCTCAAGCTGTTGACTTGGATGCAGGAACGCAAGGACAAAGAGTCGCAGCAGAACAGCGGTTAGTACTGACTCAAGCGGATGAAGGAGTGAGGGGTGATAGAAGAGCGCGTCAAAAAGCAACTCGCAGGGTTCACGCAGCATGGAGTCCAGTTTGACCAAGCTGACGATGAGCAGGCTCGCGGACGCTGTCCGTTCTGCGACCGTGAACGTAAGTTCTTCGTTAACCCGAAGAGCAAGGGTTGGGACTGTAAGGTATGCGGAAAGCAAGGAGGGTTTCATAGCTTTTTGGTACAACGGATGGAGGTGTATCAGGGGTTCTTTAGGGGACCAGTCGCCGTGAAGCTCGCGAAAGATAGAGGCGTAAGCGTTAAGAGCCTTCGAGCGTTCGGGACAGGGTACAACCCTGCGATGGGTTGGTACGCTATCCCGTTGTACGACCCGAAAGGGAACGTTGTAGACATTCAGCGTTATCGAATAGGCAAACAAGCTCTAAGCACAACCGGACGAGACTTCGGCTGCATCCAAGTCAATGGGGAAAATAAGACTAACCGCATCTGGTTGACGGAAGGCTTGTGGGACGCTTGCGTATTGCGGGACGTGTTCAGTAAGGTGGGCATTGAGGATTCTATTAAAGGGTTGGCAGGAGCGAACGGCTTTCACCAAAAGCTCGGCTTCGTGTTCGATGATAAAGAAGTCATGTTGCCTTTCGACAATGACCCCGCAGGCGAGCAAGGGGCTACGCGATTTACTAAGCTGTTTGGGAGCGTATGCAAGCGCATCAAGTACATTCAGTGGCCGGTTAAGTTCCGTGAAGGCTACGATCTTCGCGACCTGTACCTCGATAGCAAAAAGAGCGCGCGTACATGCTGGGACGCCCTCCAAAAGCTCCTCTCCAGCGAGCAGCCAAAGGTGACAGAGGATGATGATACCGAGCAAGGACAGGTCAACGCGGAGCAACCGGATGGGGAAGGGCTTGCTCCGGAAGTCGTCGTCAAAGCCTACCGAGACTGGTTACACTTGCCGGACGTCGAACCGCTGTACGTGCTCTTTGGTTCGATCTTCGCTAATCGCTTTGATGGCGACCCGTTGTGGCTTTTTCTCGTTGCTCCGCCGGGAGGTGCAAAGAGCGAACTCATCATGCCGTTGGCGGATGCGCCACTCATCTACACGACCACCAGCCTTACGCCGCATGCATTGGTTAGCGGAGCGAGCTTCGGTCAGGGCGACCCAAGCCTGATACCTCGCCTCAACGGGAAGGTTCTTGCAGTCAAGGACTTCACTACAATCCTTAGTATGAACCAACTCGCAAGGGATGAGGTGTTCGGCGTGCTGCGCGATGCATACGACGGACGCACTGAAAAGCACTTCGGGAACGGAGTAGTGCGTAGGTATGTAAGTAAGTTCGGTATTATTGCAGGAGTCACTCCTGCGATCGAAGCATTCGCTAACTCGTCTGTGTTAGGGGAACGGTTCTTGAAGTATCAAATCCCCTCTGGGCAGGTGATGGGAGTGACTTTCAAGAACAGTAATTTTGAAACGGTTATGCGCGCGTTACGAAACGTAACTCGTGAAGGTAAGATGAGAGAGAATCTGTGCCAAGCGGCTTCTGACTGCCTGAACCGGAAGGTAACTATGGCAGACCAGCCAAAGATCACGGAGCGTATGCTGGAACGCATTGCAGGCTTGGCTCATTTTGTTGCACGGCTGAGAGCCGTGGTCAGCAGAGAGAAGTACACTGGGCACGTAACATTCAAGCCTACACCTGAAGTACCTACGCGTCTGAGCAAACAGTTACTAAAATTAGGCATGGGTATTAGTGTGTTCAAACGTGAAAAGGAACTGAGTCAAGAAACGTATCAAACGCTCGTCAAGGTTGCGTGCGATACTGCGCCTGACCGTGTTGAAATGGTCGTGCGGACGCTTTACCTTCAGCGGTCGGGTGGGTGGATGAGTACGCGTGCCGTTAGTGACCTCGTAAGGTTCCCACAGAACACGGTACTATATCTGTTACAAGACCTTGACCTGTTGGGCATTGTGCAGCGGAAGCCCGGAGGCATGGCGGGTGAGTGGAGGTTGAGTGCAATTCTTGTTGACCTGATGGAGGATCTCCAGCTATACTTGCGAGAGAGCCGTTGGGTGCAAGCACACCAAAAGAAGAGCGTAAAGGTTGGTGCGCCGCGTAAGGTAGCAAAGAAGAAGCGTAAGGTTAAGGTGAGGAGGAAAGTGCGATGAGCCAACAATCTGAGCTAGTCAACCTTGTGGAAGTGGTTGAGCGTATGAACGTTGCACGCCGGAAGCGTGATAAGCTCTACGAGGATTGGCAGAGGATCAACGCGCAAGTCCAAGAGGCTGAAGGGGAGTTCGAGCAAGCGGAGGACAAGCTCAGACAGCTGTTAGGCAACGAAGCTGCGTTTGGGCATGGTGGAAAGATGTATTACGTGTCCAATGATGAGTTAAGGTGCAGGGAAATCATAGAACAGGAGGTAGGTCATGGCGAAGGTGAAGAAACGTGCAGTCAAGAAGGCAGCAAAGAAGAGCTCTCGATCTGTGAAGAAGGCAGCGAAGAAGCACAAGTGGAAGCTTCAGATCGTCTACGAGCCGATCGACAAGCTGACGGAGTGGGAGAAGAACCCTCGGCATAACGATGAGGCAGCCGAGAAGCTCTGTAAGCTACTCGACAAGAACGGCTTCATCAACCCGGTCGTTGCTACGCCGGACGGGGTCATCCGTGCAGGGCATACACGCATCAAAGCCGCGCAGATGGAAGGCTATGCCGATGTACCAGTTATTTACGTGCCGTTCGCCAGCGAACAGGAAGCTGAGATGTACTCCATCTCAGATAACAAGGCCAGTGAATGGGCGCAGTGGAATCGCGAACGACTGAGCGAGATCTTCAAGAACACCGGTAAGGTGGGGGTGAGCACGGTTGAGCGGATGAGTGGGTTCTCGCAGGTGGAGATTGAAGGCCTCCGCAAGCGGCACGCCAACCTAGCCAGTCAGACCTTCGCCGATGCAGTGGAGACCTTCAACCGTGATAATCCGGATAAGGTCAAACAGGAAGCATGGGCATGGATGATGCTCCCCGACGACGTAACGTTGAGAGAGGTTATGCAGAAGTTCAGTCGTAAGTATAACGGCAAAGGCGAACCCACGGGTCGCGAGCTGGAGACCGCAAAGTTCTTGGACGCGCTTGATGTGAAACATGGGCCCACATGTCCTGACTGTGGTGGTAACGGGCATCGACGCGAAACCGGTCTAAAGGGTCGGCTTCGCTGTGACCGTTGCACAGGAAGCGGAATCCTCCCACTGCCCTCCTCTCCAGCGGGGAAGAAGGTCAAGAGGAAGGTCAAGAAGGTAAGGAAGTAAGGAGACGCCTACCTACGCCTCTGCCGATGTGGGTGACGACATGCTGGCGAAATGCGAGGCAGCGATGATGGTATGTCTGTCCTAGGTAGGTAGGCCACTAAATTAGATAAGGAGAGAACGATGCCGCGAGTAGCCAAGAGAAAGAAGAATCGTGCAGTCAAGGCCAAGACCGTGGACATGCTCAGTAACGGTTGGAGAGAGCGCGTTGGGAAGAGTGAAGGGTGTGGTAACTGCACGCTGAAGTGTGACAAGCGGAGCTTCTGTAAGCCGTTTAAAGGGAAGCTCCGGGACTACAGCGGCATCCGCTACACGGCGGACGGCTTTGACTGTGCCTTGCCGGTTGCAATGGACAGTCATAGTACGTGTAGCTTTCGGTGCATGTACTGCTTCAGTAACTACCTCATGCGTGATCCGTGCAGGCGAGAAGCCTACGCGCATGGCACAGAGAGCGCCTATGCCGTAGGGCAGACGAGTCTTGCTGAGGTGGAACGCTTGGTCAGCGGTAAGTGTGACCCGAACGGTTGGACCGGTCGCATGCATCGTGCGCTACTGGAGGTCGGTGGTGAGAAGGCCCCCAACCGTTGCCCTATCCAGTTCGGCGCGCTGGGAGACCCCTTCGACAACATCGAGCGGCATCAGGGGTGGGCGTTGCAGGCGTTGCCTATCTTCAACAAGTACGATCAGCCTGTTCGGGTGAGTACCAAAGGTGGGGTTCTGTTGCAGGACCCGCGTTACCTCAAGGCCATCGGGGTCAAGCCGGAGCTGTATTGGTTCGCGTTCAGCACGATTAGCATTGACGGCTCGGTCCTCAGCAAGGTGGACAAAGACGCTCCGACCCCTAAGGAACGCCTCGCGGCTATGCGTGCTCTTACGCGCATGGGGTGTAAGGCGAGTTTGCGTTTCCGTCCTATTCTTCCGGGTGTGTCTGATAGCACGCGTAAGCACCCTAAGGCATGGAGGGACCTTATCCGTGCTGCGGCCGATGCGGGTGCTCAGGCTATTAGCATGGAGTTTGCGTTTGTTCCGGGGAGTCGACCTGCGCATATTGCAGGGATGTGGAAAGAGATTGAGAAGTGTAGTGGCATACCGATTGTCGAGCACTATGAAGACACCACCAGCATTAAGGGTGAGTGCCTGCGGAGCAGTCGAGCATGGAAGGAAGACCTTACGCTCGCTATCTACGAGGAGTGCAAGAAGCTCGGCTGGACCTTCGGCATTAGTGATCCGCACTTCAAAGAGCTCAACGATAGCGGATGCTGTTGCGGCATCCTGCCTAACGATCCAATGTTCGGTGGTTGGCAACGGAACAACGCGACAAACGCACTTGTCCGCGCCAGGAAGATGTACGAGCGTAAGCTCAAAGACCGGACCATTAGTGCGGTAGATGGTGTGCCGCTTTGGGCTGAGGATGTGCTGTTAGACCAGATGGTGTGTATTAGCGGTCCACGGAACGTGTACCGACGGACTCACACCACATGGGCAGACAAGCTCCGTACAACGTGGAATGATGTCAGTGGGCCGAGAGGTCCGTTACAATACTTTGAAGGCGCACTCTGGCCAGTTGGACGGGATAAGGATGGTAACGTGCTCTACGAGTACCGACCCCCGAAGAGCCGAGACAAGAGTATCGAGATACCTTTCTTGAAGGTGTGAACATTGATCCGTACAGGGAATGCAAACGCAACGCCGACGCATGGCGCGAATGGGAGAAAGAGTGATGCCTTGCGAGAAACAGATACGAGCGGTGTACGACGGAGAACCGGTCCAGTATATCTGCACGCACGACGGGCCGTGCCCGTTCGAGCGCATCGCGGAACTGGAGGCCATCATTTCCAAGTTGTATGTACAAGACTACGATCTCATCACGAACAACGAGACGCAGGCAATAGGTGAAATATTGGTGAGGACTTTCGGACGAGAGGGGGTGAGTGATGGAGCGACCAAAATGTGAATGTGGTAGCATGGTGTGGGGCCTGATCTACATGCGTGACCGTTACTGGTGTATACCGTGCGTAGAGCAACGCATCGCGGCGCTGGAAGCCGCACTGGAGGGACTTAAGGGACTTGAGCAACTCACCAAATATCCGGGAGCAGCGGTTACTATTCACACACCGGACTGTATTGGTGTAGACGCGGCTTGGACAGGTTGGAAGGAGAAGCGTTTCGTTGGAAAAACACTAGCTAAGGCTATTCAGAAAGCCGTCAAGCACAGGCATAAAGTGATGTGCTCGTTACGGACACTAGGGAAAGGGGTGAGTGATGGCTTCTTCGCCTAGAGCAAGACTCCCCGCTGGAGAACCCATGACTGATGCAGAGACGTTAAAGGGTATTTACATTATGCTGCTCGGCACGCTGTACGAGCGTGAGGTGCGGCAGTCCAAACAAACCACAGAAGGACAGGCTATGCGCGCGGTCTGTACGGTGTTTCCGCGAGTAGAAGATCCTCTCCAGCTGGTGCGCGCGGCAGAGACCAAAGGGTTGATTACCATTGCGTTGGACGGACGCATTTACCTGACCATGGAAGGGTTGATGTTAGGTAAGAATGCGTTTCTCATCCTTGAACGCAAGCGACGAGAAGAAACGGATACATGTAAGCGCGTGTTCCGCTGTAAGCAGTGCGGTCGTGTGATCAAAGCGGACGTTGACGATCCGGTTTATGTCCGTGATGGCGATGATGGAGTGTTGTGTAAGGGGTGCTTTGGGGAAAATGACCGGAACACACCCCCCCATGGGTGTGCCCAGTGGTTAATTTAAAACCCAAAAGCTGGTGGGTTAAATGGTTTATGATAATGACCGGAAGTGCAGGCACCCTCACTGGGGGGGCAGTTCCGGTCATTTTGAAGGAAGGGAAGGAAGGATGCGCAAGAAATACATCATCCGCGAGGCTAGCGGAAGAGCTGTTGGTGTGCGGGTGGATCCTGAGGGTCTGCTGATCGCAGGACCAACAGGTGCACTCAGCATGCTAGAGCTCCTGTTCCCTGAACTGGACAGCACTACAGATGTGAGGGTGAGCAAAGGACGATTTAGTTTGTTCTTACATTTTGCGCCAGATAAGGTTGATGCTTGTGTGGACCGGTGGAGGTCCGAGTACGACGTAAGGGAAGTGCGGAGTTTCCGTAGGTTGACCCGTTAGGGCAAGGAGAACGAGGATGCCAGACCAAAGTAAGGAAGAGAAGCTGGAACCGGAGGCACAAGGACCAGTCGTGGTGGTTGGGTGTGCTGTGTGCAAAGCACCCGAAATGAGCATGCGTTGGACGACGAACTTCGGCGTAGCGAAGTGCTTTGCATGTGGAGCGCACTACTTCGTCAAGAAAACTGGCGTGGAGCTGCTCCCAATCGAGGCGCAACCCGAGGAAGTGCAGAAAAGGATGTGTGCTACCGAGGAGCCTGCGCCCAAGCCTGCGCCCAAGCCTGCGCCCAAGAAAACCGCCAAGAAAAAGAAGAAAGGAGGCTAGGCTACCGTTATGCTCTTCAGTCGAGCTAACTTAGCCGTTACTAAGGTTGCGAGCACCGACGCCCGTGATCCTGCACTCAACTGTGTGCACTTCACGGGCGACGGTGCGACCGTAGCCAGTAACGGTAAGTGCGTTATGATCGTCAGTCCTGTGGATGAGAGTAATGTGCACGTCCCCTTTGATGGTGAACAGTCTGAACCTTTTGCGGAAGGCGTGAGCGTTGAGCTGGAGACCATTCAGCAAGCGATCAAGAACCTTCCGCGTGACAAGCGTACAAGCCTTCAGCACGTTGCCATGACGGCTTGCGGTACGCGTAAGGTGGAGTTTACGACTGTTGACCTACGCAAGGAACAACGCGTTGCAAGCGCACCAGTGAAAGAGGAGTTTCCGCAGTGGAAGACCATCCTCCGCCAAGCGCGAAGTAAGGCGACCGCTGGCCGCTTGTGCATTAACCGTCGGGATCTCATGCAGCTGTTGGACGCAATGGACCAAGCCTGCCCTGATCCTGGTGAGACTCCCTTGTTCATCGAGTTCGGTGGAGAACTAGACGGGTTAGTGCTCCGTTGCCAGAACTACGAGACTGGTCAACAGTCCGTAGGGTTCATTATGCCGTTGAACACAGACGGTCGATGGCTCCAAGACAATGACTGGGTCCAAGCCGCTTTGCGTGTAGCCAAGGCAGTAGACGACACAGTCAGACGAGTGGTCCGAAAGGTGAGGAGAAAGTAGCATGGACAGCACTACCTTTAAGCTCAAGCAACAGCTCAAGGCTCTAACAAAGGAGCGTAACGAGTTCCGCGAGAAGGCAAAACGTTTCAAAGCCAAGCTACGTGGACCCGCTCTGCAAGGACAGAGCCGCAAGCTACAAGCTGAGATTAGCACGCTCCGTGCGGAACTAGAGGCTCGTGATGCAGCATTAGCCACTGAACAAGCGGCACGGCAGAAGCTTGAAGGCGAACTCAAGTTAGTCCAAGCAGAGAAGTTCGACTGTCTGAAGACCTTAGGCGAACTACGGCAGCATTAGAGCGAGCCTATTACCACAAAGGAGGAATAATGAACCGTAGAACCTTCTTCCAGCTTGTCGCCTGTGTGCCTTTCGCAGGCATTGAGGGTGCAGACGATTCTTTACTTCGTGTTTCGGTAGCGGGTAGGCTACGAGCGGTCCTCCCTGTAAGACTAACCACGTTCAAGCATTTAGATCCGGATTGGACCCAGAAGGAGGAAATGTTGGTTATGCGGACCGTCTGCATCGAAACGGTGGACGGAATGCATAGGGTTGTACAAAGCACAGATCCTTCCATGCCCGTTGGGACGGAGATTAGGTCCATGCGCTTTGGAGACACGGAGGTCCTGCCTAATGGCATATCATCTTAAGGAAGACGAGCAGGACACGTTAGTCGTTACGCTGCACATGCATCGGCTTCAGCGGATACGTGTGGAGCAGCCCGGAGAGAGCATTCCTGTGCTGCCGAAGTACGCTTATTACTACCATGAGGGGCAATGGTGGGTGGTCGAGTTGGCGGAGCAGGTGAGGGCGTATGCAGCGCGTTTTGGGTCCGAGCATGCTGAGCGTTCTGAGCCTAAGTCTAGGGTGGTGAAGAAACGAAAGGTAGTCCGACGTGTTAGTAAGAGGAGGATAGCCAAACGTGGATGACTGCATTAAGCAGGCTAAAGTCGCCGCTTGCGTGGGGCTTATTTTGCTGGCGGTGAGCCTTGGGCTGATGTTCGGAGTGAGTTGTGCGTGCGTGTACTTGGCGTTGGTCTGCTTTGTGTATGCCTGTTGGAAGATTGTAGAGAGTATGAGTCGGGGGAGCATCGCTGAGCAGGCGCAGGCTAATTTAGAATGGAAGGAGGGGTCCAATGAAGGAGCAGAACGAGGGGTTAGTGCTGGAGAACTTGTGGAAGATGCTCCGCAAACTCCCCCAGGAGAGCTGGAAGAGGGCGATTGCGCATTTGGAGGATCGGGCAACGCTAGCACTGAACGAGCCGGTTCATTGGAGTGATAAGGACCGTAAAGCGTTCTACATCTTTAACCGTAGACGCAAGGATGCGGGGAAAGAACCTGTGGGGTTCATCGAGTTTGAACAAGCCCGATACTTTGGGCTAGAAGGAGGAACCGATGGAGAGCTTAAATACCAAACCGCAACCAATGCGCTCTCAAGCGGAGATTGAGAACGACGTCGCTGCGCTGAGGGCTGTGGTCCGGGGTGTACCCGATAAAGAAAGTTACATCCTCTGGCGCTTTAAGAACCAACCCGGAGCCTTTGAGCACGCGCAAGTCCGCGAGATCAAACGGGACTTCGTCGGACTTGCACAGGTGGGTGGAACGGGCAGCTTGAAATGGGTCAAGCTGAAGGAACTGAACTGGGAGCCGTACTAAACCTCTTTCCAGTTTCGGAGGGTAGGACCATGCGGACGAAAGGATTTACGATTGTGGAACTGATGATGGCCGCTGCGATTTGCATTCTGATTATGGGGATTGGGTTGATGATCCTCGTGCGTGCAATGGAAACCCATGAGCATACTAAAACCCGAATCAGACAGAACGCGAACGCTAGGCTGGTGTTCAATCTGTTGGAGAAAGACTTGGGCAACAGCATTAAGGACAGCGCCATAATCTACACGCAGAGCCTAACCTTGCGCGCTAACCTTGATGAGGTTGGTGCGCCTGAAGTGGGGGAGGTTTGTTATTGGTGGGAAGGGGGTGCGGTGCATCGGAGTGTGGAAGGGGTGGAGGCTGAGCTGTGCAAAGCAGAGGGGCTAAAGTTTGAAGAGGTATGCTTTGGGCCCAAGGGCTATGAGGATGTGGAGGACGCCGAGGAGGCGACCCATGTGCTCGTTAGGTTACTGTTGGACGGAACGAGGAGCGTTGAAGTTGGGATTCCTCTGTTTAAGGAGTAGGTGATAAGGAAGGAGCTAACTGATGGCGGATGTAACCGTAGCGGATTCAGCAGAGCGTAATCCCGCGACACCAGGACAACTAGAAGCAGAGTGTGATGCACTGCGGGATATTATTCGCGCTAATCTGGGTAGGTTTGATAAGTGTCCTTGCCGTTGGTGTGAACATTGGCGACAAGAATCGGAGGAGGACCATTGTATCGCAGGATCGCTAACTGAAATGCGACTCGTCAAGTGCGAATGGATCAAGGAGGACTGAAGTGCGGTACACTACGATTTGTCGTCCGATGACGCAGCTCTCAGGTGAGATAATGCTGCGGTACATCCCGAGGGAACCGAGAGTGTCGGAACGACTTGCATGTTCTTGTACCTTTTTGTGCCACGATGACTCGTCGCGGGTCCTTGTCATGGCCCCCCCACCCTCCTCGCATTGCGCGGGGGGAGGTCGCAGCGTCTGGGGGGTCTCGGGGAATTTGGGAGAGAGGCAGAACGTCAAATGCAGCTCGCTGGGGGGGTCCACATGGCACGGCGAGTGAAGTCACCCCCTGCGGGACGCAAAAACCGCACCAGCGAGCCCCCAGCCCAAGCGGCAGCTCCCCGCAAGCCTGTCCGCAAGCCTGCAAGGGCAGCACAGACGCCCAAGCGCAAGGTCTCCAAAAAGGCCGACAAGCCGGACGGCAGCTGGGTCGGGATCAAGGACGCCGTCAGCTGGTACCGCAAGCGGTACGGAGCGGCTTATCGGACGGCACGTAATCGGCTGTACGGGGGGTTCCGGGAGGACGCGGAACAAGGATTCCCCGCGAAGAAGGATGGTAAGGGGGACGTGCGGTTTAACCTGTCCGAACTGGGCGCATGGTTCGATGAGCAACGCAAGGCAGCACACAATCGCAAGACCGGTGGGCTCCTGCAAACATCTCTCTCCAGCGGGGAGGCTGCTGGGAGCGAGCAGCAAACCGCCGTCTCGAAAGGGGAGGTCACGTTCATCGACGTGCTTGCGGATCCTTTCGCGACCCCTGTGGATAAGGCGCGAGCTACGTATAACCTCTCTACGTTGCGGTTGAGTCAGATGGCTCGGCAAGGTGCAGTCAGTGGAAACATGCTCGGGGACATTAGTAAAACGCTGCAAGAGCTGCGACGAGCCGAAGAGGGGTACATGCAGATTGAGGAGCGGAGGGGTCTGCTGATTCCATTGGATCTGTGCCAGGAAGTCGTTGGAGAACTCGTCCGTAGACTTAACGACGTCTGTAACCGTTTGGTCGCGCTATTATCCACGGAGATAGAAGTGTGGATGGCCGAGGACGTTAAAAGTAATGAGCGGAAGCGGAAGATAAGGGCTTGGTTGTTTGCACAGATGCACGAGATTAAAACGCTGGAAGGCAAACAGGGCACAGAGATACTCGGCACGTTAATCAACCGCGTAGAGCAACGACGCGAGGAGATGAAAGGGAAGCGTACTCATGGGAAAGACTAAGTGGTATGCCCATCCGGATAGGCCTCATAGCGTTATCCAAGTTTGGCCAGACGGAAAGGTGTGGAGCATTGACACGCGAAACCTCAATGCAGTAGAGTTCTACTCCAACATCAAGGAGCCTTTGCTACTGATAGAAGCTACAGAGCTTGCCTCAGCGGAGGCACGGACCATCCGCATCCTTCCCAAGTTCTACGCGCGGATCGAAGCTAAGACTCCGGGTTATCCGGGGACGCTCGTGGACTTCGTGCTACTGGATGGTCACAAACGATTCATGTATCGGATGCAGATGGGGGAGTGCCCAGCATGGTTACTAAAGGCAAAGGTAGAACACGTTCTGACGGTCGATGTGTTACGAGAACGTTCTATGTACGGAGCACAGAGGGTGAGGTACTTCGGCAAGAGCCGGAGTTACATACGGACTGTGAAGTGGAACGTGATCTCCGCTGACAGCTAACGGGAGGCTTAGGCATGCGCGTCAACCGTAAACGGAAGAAGCACCTTCCACCCTTACTCTTTCCGGAGCATTGGCTGGACGCTACGGTTGAGGATGCACACTCAGTCACGAGCACCATCGGTGGATTGTTTGAGGAACTAACGGCTAATCTGTTTGGGGGGTGCCGACTAAGCTGTGATGGGAGTAGTGACATCTGCCCAGATGTGGTTATTAGCCCCTTCAAGCAGGTAGAGTGTAAGGCGAGTAAGCGAGAATGTTTTGTTACTCATAGCCGACAGTACGAGAGGTACGCTTACTTAAAGAAGGAAAGGTTCATCGATACGTGCTACGCACTTTGGGGTTACGGAGAGGGGATAAGGCCCATACAAGGTTCGATACTACACGACGTTCTTCGTGCTGCCACCGCGAACGTTAGGTTCCTGATACTAGTAGACCTAAAGATCATCGACAAACTAATTGAGCGTTGCGGAAAGAAGTATTATATTCGTGGACGGCAAGGAGGATGCGGAAACGGCGAGTACGTAGGGTACTACCGGATAGCCAGGAAACAGTTCGGTCCGTTGTTGGAATACCCTTTAGGGTATCTAACCACACTTGGGCTGCAACGAGAGTTCTTTCGCGTACGGACTCGTGAGGTAGTAAGCGAAGCCGAAATCTACGGCAAGCGGTTCCAGACGAACGAATTCCCGGTTGTGCAAGTAGAGGAGGTGCTCCCATTCTAGCTGTAGACCAGCAACAGATCAGCACCCTTGTCCAGACGTACACGGACACCGTTACACCCCTCCCGCAGCTAAGTCCTAGCGAATGGGCAGAAGAGTACCGTGTGCTGGACGAAGCCGAAGCCGAACAGTACGGACCGTGGAGGAATGAGGTATTCCCAACGTTAGCGCCCATTCAAGACGCCGCTGAAGAAACGATGATGGGACACTGGAGGGGGCTGGTCATCATGAAGGCTGCACAGGGTGGGTGCAGTCAGGCCGTAAAGAACATGTGGGGTTGGTGCGAAACGTTTCATCCGGGTCCGGCAGGTTACCTAATCAGCAAGGATGACATGGCAAAGAAGTTCGGCCGAATGCGGTTCGACCCAATGATCCGTAACTGCCAACCACTCATGCGCAAGGCTCTTCTCCAGCGGGGGAGCGGAACGCGGATGCAAGAGAAGGTCTTCACCGATGGGTACTTAAGCATCTTCGGCGGACGGAGTGTGTTGAACTTACAGTCTATCCCTTATCGATATATGTTTATTGATGAGGTAGATAGCTTGTTAGATGTACTGGATGATTCCGACCCAATCGAGCTTGCGCGTAAACGCACCAACAGCTACGTAGGTGAAACGCTCATCGTAGCCTTTGGGCATCCAAGCGTGAAGACGCGTGGAGCGGGGAGGCTGTACTACAAGGAATCCGATCAGCGTCGTGGGTACGTGAAGTGTAGGCAGTGTGATAAGGAGTTCTGGTTCAGTTGGGAGCATCTTGAACTTCATGTGCCAAAAGGCGTGACTAAGGAACAGGCAAAGGCCAACGCTGAGAACTACTACCTTGCCTGCCCACACTGTAAGGTGGAGGTGTTAGACAGCGACCGCGTAATGATGCTGCGCAATGTGAAGTTCAAGTCTGAACTTGATAAGGAAGAGCAGCTCAAGCGGACTTGGATCGGGATGCACTTCAACGAGCTGTACTATCCGCATAAGAGCATACAGAGCATCGTCGAAGACTTCCTCGCCTGCGGAGATGATGAAACAAAGCTACGTACCTTCTACAACAAAGATTTAGGCGAGCCTTATGAGACTACGCTCAAACAGTTCAGCGCGGAGGTGTGGGAGAAGTGTGTTATCCACCCGACAGGTCCCGAGGATGAAAGCGGAGAAGCCTACCGACGGGGGCAGATACCTGAAGGCGTAACCTTGATTACGGCAGGGCAGGATAGTCACAAGCATCTACTCTACTGGAGTGTTTGGGGTTGGGCAAAGCCAGTGAGTAGGGATGGAAAGCGATACCTTCGTGGTTGGCTGCTCGACTATGGCACGTACAAGCGTCGGTTAGGTCCGGGAGGTGTGGGTGATCTTGATATGCTCACTCCGCAGGACTTGAGTATTTTCGACCAACTCTTTTTCGAGAAACGGTTCACTACAGAGAAGGGTTCTGTCTTGCAGATAGGCATGGCTGGGATGGATAGTGGCTGGCAGACTACGGCAGTATATCAGTACTGCAGAAACTGGCCGGACAGGGCAGTTCCAGTGAAAGGTGGAGCCGTAAGAGGTCTTGACTACCAGAATGCAACGAAGACCTTCCAATGGGGCAAGCCTGTCACTTACAACTGGAACGGTGAGATGGTACGTAGCAGGATCCGTCCTGCGATACTGAACACCTTCCAGCTTAAGCTGGAGCTCTTCACATACGCGACTAAGAGGTTAGAGTTGTTCGGCCGGAAAGAACCGGTCCCCGTACTCGCAATGCCCATAGATGCTAGCGAGGACCTGTTTAAGCAGTTAAGCTCAGAGAAACTGTTAATGGAGTTGGTACGCGGCCAAGAGGTAATGGTCTGGAAGCAGCAACGAGCGAATCACTGGCTGGATACAGCGGTTTACGCTTACGCTTGTGCGTTGAACCAAGAACCGTTACTCGACATGCAGCCTTCCGCAGCTGGAGCGGGAGAGTTGGGGGGGCACATCCCCGAAGATAGTGACGTGGACCCGTTGTTAACCTTGTGAGGAGGAACATTCATGACAGAGGAACCGAAAGGTCCCGAGAAGGTGAGTCCGGAGCCAACACCGGAGGATCTCGCGTTGCGGATAACCGCAGAACCGTTGAAGGTTGGCGACTACAATAACCTCATACGCATCTACCACGACAAAGCAGACCCCGTAGACTTAACCGTGGAAGAGGCTACCTCGTTGATCCGAAAGCTACTCGTGACCATTAGTAGCATGAACGATCAAGGCGGACAACGGACCCAGAACCTGCAGAAGATGAGTACGGTGATCATCCAGATGCTCAAGCACGGTGTGGAGGTTGCGCCGAGCGTCAAACCCGGATACAAGGTCTGGAACTTCTCCGCGCCGTTACTCCCTCGCAGCAAGAAGGGCGAGCTGCACATGAAGATAGAAGGCAAGACGTTCGCTGTGCAGTGGGAGGAACCCCCCGGAGGCGTGTTAACGCGACCTACTAATGTCATCCGTGTATTACCGGAGAGTCTTCCGAAGGTTCCTGAACAGCTGCAAGGGTTTATCAAGGACCACCAATGAAAGTATCCCAACGCAGACTGTCTAAGGTGCTCGGCATTTCAGAACGTGCTTTGAGGAAGCGGAATGGAAGCACGTTACCTAAGCCGTATAAGGGGCAGTATGAGTTGGGAGAAGTGCTTTGGTACTTGAGCTTGGACGAGCGCGGTCGTGTGGCCGAGGAGTTCGAGCTTGACTTTGCATACATGAAGACTGTGTTCCTGTGTAGCATTCATCTGAAAGGAGAAGCATGATGGCAGAAGGAAGACACATCCCAATCCCCGCACACATGACGCCCTTCGCGAAGGGGAAGGACATTCGGCTCGGGAGACACTTACCAGCGGAGAAAACAAGGGACAAACCAAGTGACCTACGGTTGGACGTACAGCAAGCCATGTCAGCGCGAGATCGAATCGAGAAGACGTTCCTCGTTGAACTAGGTATCAAGCTGCAGATGGACATTACAGGTTGGGAATCGAAGTCCGTGCAGGATGTCAGATCTGTTGTCCTTGATCAGGTGGGGAAGCTAGAAACCCCTCCGGTGTATGTCGAGGACACACCTAGCATCAGCATCCCCACTACAATCACAGAGGATGAACCCTCAAAGGAGGAATCCCCTGAGCCGCACCTACGCGCGAAGAAACGGAAGAAAGGAACACCCCAAGGTAAAGGCAGGATGCGTCGCCGCGCGACGGACACCAACCTCTAGACTTTCTTAGCCCTTCCTCCAGCACGGTCCTGCGGGGACCGATTTTCCGTACGCATAAGGGAAATCGGTCCTTCGCGGACCTTGCTACCCCCATCCATTCCATTGCATAATGCCCTTGGAGATCCGAGGGTACATGTCAACACTTAACTCTAGTTCTACCGATGAACAAGTACGCAACGCATACGATGACAATGCGTCGTACGCGGAGAACGATAGCGTGAGTGAGTGTAAGGCGTTCATCACGGCGTGTCGTATCCTCCTACGCAGAGAGTTCAAGTCCACATCAGGAGCAGGCATTAGCGTCCTCACGAACATGGACGCGATAGCCCAAGAGCTCCGTGAAGCGCGTGTTTGGCTCAATGAGCATGGAGCAGAAGAGGGGTTCGATGTCCTCTACCCAGGACAGGCTACATAGAGTTCCTACTGAGTCGTTAGGCGCGCGACTCTTAGGAGTAGGACGAGCGGCTTGGAATGTCATCCGCCCTCAGACGCGGTTAACGCGTTACGGGAGCGATGTGCAAGCTGCAATCGGAGGAGGTAAGCTAGATAGTGAGAAAACTGAATACCTCCCCGGAATGGACAATGAGCAGCACCCCGACATGGACCTCGCACCCGACACGCCAGAACAGCGGCGAAGGTGCACACTGGCCTACTACAATGTAACGCTTGTTAAGGGCATTGTAGAAAGTCAGATAAGGCAAGTCGTTAACACCCTCAGCGTACAGGCAGATACTGGTAGTCCGCAGCTCGATAACAAGATTGACTATGCATGGAAGACCTACCTCTTTGACCGAGATGGTCTTACACATCTGAAGAAGAGTCTGCGTCATGTGCTGATTGATGGTGGTGCAGTGACCAACCCACTTAGCAACATGTGGGAGCCGTTCGAGGCGCAGGTTATTCCCTACCGTCTTATCCAGAATCCCTACGATGATAAGTCCAGAGACGCTGAGTTCATTCGAGATGGATTCCGATATGACAAGAAAGATCGACAGCAGAGCTTCTTCGTTGTTGAAGAGGTTGGTATCTTCGAGAACCGTATGCCTACCGGCAGATACAAAGAGCTGCCTCTGTTCTACCATCCGCGAACAGCTTGCCTGGCAGGACAAACGCGTGGGCTCAGCTGGTACGCACCTGCCATCAGTCGATTAGAGATGCTCAGTCGGTGGATGGATGCGTTGCTACAGACAATGGAGCTTCATGCGTATTTTGTCGGCATGGCGAAGTCAGGTGGACAAAGCACAAAAGCATTGAGCAGCACGTTAGCGAGCGGGTCGACTGTCAGTAGCGCAAGTGAAGAGATCACGCAGAACGATCGTAAGCTATTGAACTGGGCACGGAAGCATCGGTTTATGTTGTTCCCTGCGCAAGGAGATATGAAGCTCCTCCAAACACAGACTCCACAACTCGGGGACTTCATTATTTGGTCGCTTCGTATGACGGCACGCGCATTAGGCGTGAGCTTCGAACGATTGACTTATGATCTTTCCAAGACCAACTACTCCTCTACAAAGTTCGGCGATCGTGACGACAAGATCACCGTCCGCGAGCAACAGGACTACACGCTCGGCGAGTGCATTCTAACCAACCGACGGATCTTGTTCCAGATGGCGTTGGAGAATCAGTTCGCTACTACGGACAGGCTGGTTGCGCTGAACGAGCTTAGCCGTAAGGTAAAGTTCGTGTTCCCAGCACGACCGCCAGTAGACGAAGAGAAATTCGAGAAGGCCAACGTGCTGTCCCTGCAGAACAAGACGAACAGTCGCAAGCGCATCTGTAGTTCTTTGGGGTTGGAGTGGGGAGAGATTAACTCTGATCTTGTGAATGAGATGCGCGAGATGATCACTACTCGCCGCGACTTGTACACTGAGTTTGGGATGAGTGAAGAAGATGCGCTCAAGCTCGCGCTTGACGACGTGCGTGCACAGACAGGCGTCCCCGCTGAGAAGGATAGTAAGGAAGAAGGCGAGAGCCAACAAGACGAAGATGAAGATAGAGGAGTTGCCTGATGGATCCTAAGACCGCTATCTCTACGGCAGCATGGGCAATGGAGCGGAACGCGTTAGAGAAGTTCTGCATGCAAGTGGTCCGAGGCGACCTATCGGAAAAGGAAGATAAGGCGTTAGGGAAGATGTACGGGTTGGCAGGGAATACGGCAGTTATCCCGCTGAGGGGCGTGGTCAGTAAGTACCCAACTTGGGGTGGGACCGATGTGAACACGGTTCGCCGTGCGTTGGATCTTGCTGTGGTCGACAGTGATGTTAAGAACATCTGCTTGTACGTAGACAGTCCGGGTGGAACCGTGGATGGCATTAGCGACTTGAGCGATGCACTCCACGCAGCATGCAAGAACAAACACGTCGTCGCTTTCGCAAGCGGGATGATGGCGAGCGCCGCTTATTGGTTGGGTTGTGCGTGTGATGCTATCGTTGTTAGTCAAGATGCAATCGTTGGGTCCATTGGCGTTTACACTGTACTGATGGACTACTCCAAAATGGCCGAGAACTACGGCATCAAGTTTGAGCTCATTCGGACCGGCAAGTACAAGGGAGCGGACGTTCCCGTTACGCCGATCAGCAAGGAGCAGCGCGAGCAAGCGCAGTATTTGGTCGATAGCTTCTACACGTTGTTCGTGAACAAGGTTAGCACCTATCGCGATATGGACCTCGCGGAGGTGCAGAAGTTAGCCGATGGAAGGGTTTTTGTTGGCAAGGCCGCTGTCGAGCTCGGCCTAGCTGACGGAGTAGGCACGCTCGACAGTGTCATCGCTGCGTTGGCGATGGAGCAGGAAGACGACGACGAGGAGGAAGGAACGATGGCAACTTTGGGTAAGAAAGGGAAAAAGGTTGACGGTGGCCTTGCCGGACTGAGCAGCATCTTGGTTGGTAAGCAGGATGCCGCTGAGTCGGAAGACGACAAGAAGAAGAAGGATGCCGACGCAGCCGAAGATGAGGAAGACGAGGAAGACGAGCCGGATGCGGCTGAGGGCGAGGACGACGAGGAGGACGAGGAGGACGAGGAGGAGTCCAAGAAAGACAAGGCTCACGCTCGTATGCTTCGCAAGAACGTCAGTCTTGGTCAGGCCACCCCGGAACAGCTGATGGCCGCACGACCGGACTTGGTCCGACAGGTCGTGGCTGAGTCGACCTATCGCGACAAGCGAAGGCGTGCTCGCATCGGAAGTCTGATCAAAGGTGCAGGTCTCCCGGCCACGGTCGCCGCTCAGTTACAGAGCAGCCTGACCGATGCGTCCGTTAAGGACGCGACGTCCGCTATCCAGCGAGCGAGCAGCATCGAAGCCGCTCTCCAGCTGGGAAGCATGCATCCGGGTCTCCTTAACGACGGTGACTGTGAAGCGCTACGCGCGGATGTGGAAAGCATGGGCATCAATGCGTCCATCAGCTACATCCGGAGCTTCGTCGAGAAGAAGCTCAAAGCGGAGAACAAACAGGCCGAAACAGTCGCTGTCCCTCCGGATGCTGCGGTGACTGAAGGTTCAGTCGATGCAGAGCTCGGTGCCAAGATCAAGGGTCTGCGCGGTGAATACGAGCAGGTCAAAGAAAGCTATGCCAGCATGTCCGAGAAAGACTTCGTGCTGGCCGGATTGTCTCAGGCAGGAATGGACGTCTCAGAAGAGAAACTCGCCAAGGCTTGCCCTGACTTGGCACAACCTGAGTAGGTGCCGTGTGGTTTGATCGCTGAGTTGGCGATCAGTTCGTTAACGTAAAGAGAAGGAGAGATCAAAGATGTCCGCATTGACGAGCAATAACGCGGCACTGATCGTACGAGATGGGGACAAAGTCTCGCGCCTCGCGACTGCATCCGTGACAGTGTACAATAACTGTTTCGGTATGCAGGATGAGGATGGGAATGTCCGCCCCCTCTCGACAAGTCATGCCGGTGAATTCTGCGGTATCATTGGTGGTGAAGTCGCCAGCACGGATACCGGCAAGGCGCGAATGGTGGAGTTGGCTCGTAAGGGTGCGTTCAAGGCGAGCATCAGTGGCGTTGCAGCTACTGATCTGGATAAGCCTGTGTGGTGTAACACGGACAATCCGGCCGACTGCACGCTCACTTACGCTGCGGGGTATTACCTCGTGGGTCGCGTCGCTGCGTTGGAGTACGATAGCCAAGGTACTGCTATCAGTGGTAAGTGTTGGGTCCGGTTTGACGTACGTGAGCCTGTGGGCTTGCGAGCACTCCCCCGAGGGCAACCGGACGGTCTGCGTCATATCAATGGTGGCATTGAGTACTGGAACGACTTTGTCGATCCGGCTCATGCCAGCGTTTCCGCGACGGCGGGAGCCGCTGCTTGGCTCTTGACGATGGTGGACGGTGACTCAGACGCTGGACAGGTGATCAAGATCACGGATGGCGAACCTGATGGTACGTTGACCATCACAACCAACGACAAGTCTGGAGACCAGAACTCGCTTCAGATCAATGGGGCGCACTTCACGCCAGGACTGACGGCGGTTGTGTACTTCGAGGCACGGTTCAAAGTCGCGGACGTGTCTGAAGCCAACTTCGTCATTGGCCTGTGCGCCCGAGGTGGCGACCGGTACAATGCCGCTGGTGGTGGTTTGTTCTTCCGGATGGATAATGACGACAACCTCGATTGCGTCACGGAGAAGTCCACGAGCGAAGAGGCGACGGATAGCGGAGTCGACCTCGTCGACGACACCTACGTTGTAGTTGGGATCCTGTACGAGCAGGGAGTGAGCGTGAAGTTCTACGTGAACGGGACGTTGGTCGAAACGAGCGTCGATACTGACGACATCCCGGTCGCTACGGACCTCGTGCCCACGATCGAAATCGAGACTGCGGCAGCTGCGGTCGCGACCATGACGGTTGACTACATTCTCGCACGACAGCTGACGAGGGTGTAGTAGTTCTACTTGGGCTCTGGGCGTTGGGCTCACCTACCCCGACGCCCAGAGCAAGGGTCAAACAGGGTTTCTTCTTTGGTGTTGGGCTGAACTAAACTCAAGACGACGAGAGGATTGAACAATGGCAAGTCCACTTCCAGTTCGAGTTAAAGGTGACTCGAACATTCATCTGACAGCGTTGGTAGCGACGATCCGCAGTCTTCCTGCTATCGTTTCGCCAAGGCTTGTCAACCGCATCGCGTATACTTATAAAAGTATTCGCGGTGAGGAGTACTTCGTCCATGTGAATGCGGTGCCTAAGGCTCGCAAGTGGACGGAGGAGCGCGCGGGTGGCGTGGTCGCGACCATCAAGCAGACCATCACAAACGACACCTACGAAATCTCCATGGCGATCTCGGGCGATGACTGGTCGGATGATCAAATCGGACTGTACGCTCCGCTCGCTAAGGAAGTAATGGCACGGTTGGTACTGGCTCCGGATGAGTTGATCGTTACGGATCTCATCAACAATGGCGAATCGCTCAGCGCGTTTGACGGCCAGTACTTCTACGCGACGGGTCACGTGTGGCCGAACGGTGAGTACACGACCGGACAGAGCAATCTGTACACCGGAACGGGCGTAACCGCAGAGGCTATCCACGCGGACTTCTTCGGTGCCTTGGCCGTGATGCAGGCATGGAAGGATGACCGAGGTGCGCCTAAGATGTTCCAGCAAGCGTTCGAGAATCCTGAGAACGTTGTGGTGCATCACGCTGTGGGACTGAACGCTGCGATGAACGCTGTGTTCGGTAGCGCGAAGAACGGTGAACCGTTCTCGATGGAAATCGGGAGTGCGGGTGCCTTCCGCAAGAGTCAGGCGAGCGGCATGGCCAGCCGGATCCCGGATGCCCACCTGAGTGGCAATGATTGGTACATGCACTTCACGGGCGGACCGATGGAGGCGCAACGACCGTTCGTCTTCCTCGATCGTGAAGCCGCCAACGTGACCATCCTCGGTAAGGGCAGTGAGCACTACGACAAGTACAACGAAGTGCTCATCCTCGGTAAGCGCCGGTTCGGTTTGGGCATGCTCCGTCCGGAATGCAGTCAGAAGATCGACAACTAAATAGCAGTACGCCTGGGTCGTTCGGCTGGGTCGCCTTAACAAGCGATCCAGCCATGACCCTTACCTTCCTCTTCTCCAGCGTGGAAGGTAAAGGTCATGGCTGGTTAGCGTTCTTGAAGGAGGACGGATAGATGGCAGCGAGCTTAGACTTCCGAGTAGCAGCAAGCATACCTTGGTACACGTTCACAGTGGCGACGGGTGCGGACTACTCTATCATCCTGCCTTCGGGCATGATTTCGTTGAAGCACTTGGGGTACCAAGATGATGCATTCGCTACGCCGAGTGGAGCGAATGATGCTGTAGTGGTAATGGAACAGGGGACGAGCATGGCAGCTAACATGGCTGCGGGTAAGAAGCTCATTATCCTCCCCGGAGAGAGCTGGATGTTTGACAGTAACTTCATTGTGGCAGGCGATGACGGACCGCACGAGGTTCATATGCGAGCGGTTGGCAATCAAGCACGGATGATGATTGTGCATGGAGCGCACAAACTCCGCCTATCGAGTTAAGCGCGTAGAAGACACAGGAGGAAGAGATAGATGAACAAGAGGCATAGTTGGGGGCGACATTTCGTCGCGCTTGCGTTGGCGGCAGGGGTGGCACTACTAACCGTCACGAAGAACGACATCCAGACCACTTCTACTGACGGCGTGGTTATTCAGAATAGTACGGCAGCCACGGTCGGTGTTCCAGAGCAGTATAGCCCACGTCTCCGTTTTCACGGCACGGCGTGGGATACGGACGATGCGGTTAGTAGGACAGTTGATTGGGTTATACAGAATGAGCCGCAAGACGGGATCGCTCCGCTTGGTAATTTATCCTTTGATTATTCTATAGATGGAGCGGCCTATACTACAGGATGCTCTATGGATGCGCAGGGCAGATTAAACGTCGCATTAACGGTTAGTTGTCCTAATTTTTTATCAGTGAGTTCTACGCTTATAGACAGTGGTGGGCTTACAATGCAAAGTGCAGGCACGATAGAGTGGTCTTCTACTGGTGTTTATACCGGCACTAAAGATATCCGCATAGACCGCCAAGAAGCCTCCACCCTTGCGTTTGGTGACGGCACAAACGATGTGCTATCCCTGTCCCTAGACGGTTCAGCTCCAACCGCATTCAGCGTCACGGACACAAGCGGTGTTGACGTTCATTTCCGCGCCCGTGACGGCAACGGGACCGATAAAGCCGGTGGTGGTTTTTGGTTTCAACTGGGTGGCCGAACTGGAACCGGAACTAGATCTGGTTTTGCTGTTAACCGAAGCGATGGCACGTTGGCCGTTTGGTATCAAGATTATTCTTATTTATTCATTGAATCTGGATGTGGGGGTATAGCGTTTGAGGACACGCTCACTACTTTAGAGCGCGGTACTTCAGGTGGCATCCTCTACACCTCACCTTCCATGACAGACTTCAAGTTGGACTTCGCCGCGGCCATGAGCTGCCTACGTTAAAGGAGAACCAAGGATGAAGACGTTGCAACGATGTGGGTTGGTCGCTTGTGGGGTGCTGCTGGTTGGGCTGTTGGCTCATGCCGTGTTTGGAGCTGTTACGCCGAACAGCGTGGTACTCCCTCAGACGCCCAAATGCACTACGATCCAAATCGCTACCGGCGATCAGACTACGCCTGCCAGCCTGCTCGCAGCGGGTGCTAACGGTAGCAAGATTCTGGACGTGCTTGTGTATCCGGACACGGATGGCACTTCCGGCGACAGAGAGGTCACGCTTTACATCCATAATGGATCGGACGCTAGGCAGTTGGTCCTGATCGATGTAGCGGGTGACAGCACGGCAGACGTGGTTCCCGAATCCATGTTCGAGAACTTGACCTTGCCGATTGACAGCAACGGTAACAAGTTCCTCGAAATCCCTAGCGGGTACAGCCTCTACATTTCCGCAGAGAGCACGACGGCAACGAACCCAGTCCACGTCCTTCATCAGGATTACTAAACCATGTGGAAAGCTTCTAGCTGGAAACTCTTTGGCGTCATTCTAGCCGTTGCAATCGGTTGGGCGCTATCGTCCGGTATGGACGGGCGCTCTGCAGGTGGTTCGGTTGGGGATGCTTCCACGGTAGGGGTTACGCTAGCCCCCACCACCACTTCCCTTCAGGGTGACTCCAAGCCATACGACATTATCTTCAAACGTGCCGGTGTCCCGCACCTGTCCAAGCGGGTCACGCACCTGATATGCCCGCCGTTACGGTATGCCAGAGGACAAGGCAATAAGGCCCACTGGGCTTGGCGTAGGAATGCGCCGGATTTGGAAGGCAGTCTGACAGGCAGCATCGACGATGACGGCAAGTACACGCCGCCGGATTATTTGGAATTTGACGACGACTTTAGCAGCGTGAAGGCTCATGCGTGGATCGGGGAAACAACGCAACGGGCCTACAATCTACCCTTTACGGCAGATACAGGGCCTGTGGTAACGGGTGGATATACGGCTATTGTGTCCGGGGGAACGGTTGCCGGAGCATCAACCCCAGGGCGTGATATTGTCAATGTTTACCCCAAGGAGCGCATTAGACAAACGGGCATTATCACACAAGCAAAATTTCACTGGGATGCCGCAGATGCGGACGGATACGCGGGGTTTACTATCAAGATTTGGCGAAAAAACGGCACCACCTATGACCTTGTAGCCGAGTCGGAAAATCTTACGTCGCAGTTGACTGGTGGCCCCGGAACAGTCACCGTCAGCTTTGCCGGTATTAGCGTGCAGCGCGGTGATTGTGTTGGAGTGCATTTAATCGGCAATAATAACAACATGAAAGGTTCATCCGTTGGCGTAGCCGCTTGCTACTAC